GGGCTTTGACCGCGACGGTGACGTTGAAGATCGCTGAAGCGCCGACATTGGAATAAAAGCGTCTCTCGCAAAGGCGCAAAAACGCAAAGAAAAGCAAAGTACATATTTAGGAGGAACAAAGCATGACAAAACTTGCTGCATTTGGAACTTTGTTTAAGAGGGGGGCGGTGACCATTGCCCAGGTGAAGAGCATCAGCGGGCCGGGGTTGAGCCTGGACACCGAGGATGTGACCAGCCACGATTCGACCGCGGGCTGGGAAGAGGTGGTGGGCACGATCCTGCGCTCCGGGGAGGTCACGCTTGACCTGATCTATGATCCGGCGGCTGCGACGCACAAGTACGCCAGCGGCGGACTGTTGTATGACCTGGTGAGCCGCACAGCGCAGGCCTTCAGCCTGGTGTTCCCGGACGTGGCTGTGACCACCTGGACTTTCAACGCGTTCGTGACCGGTTTTGAGCCGAGCGCGCCGGTGGACGGGGCGTTGTCCGCTTCTGTGACGCTGAAGATCACTGGCCAACCGACGCTGGCATAAAAACCTATCTCTCGCTAAGGCGCTAAAACGCAAAGAAACCCAAGGCGCAAAAGTGCTTTTGTGAAGAGCCAAAAAAAAGAGGATGCACATGACTTTAACCAAAGAGCAGATCCTGGCTGCAAGCGACATCAAGATTGAAAAGGTCGCGGTCCCGGAGTGGGGCGGCGAGGTCTACGTGAAGGGGATGACCGGGTCTGAGCGCGACAAGTTCGAGGCTTCAATCATCGAGATCCGCGGGAACACGCAGAAGGCGAACCTGGCGAACGTGCGGGCGAAGCTGGCGTGTTTCACGATCTGCGATGAGAGCGGAGCGCGGCTGTTCAGCGAGGAAGAGATCGTTGAGCTGGCGAAGAAGAGCGCACAGGCGCTGCAGCGGGTATTCGATGCGGCGCAGCGGCTTTCGGGCATCGGCTCAGAGGACGTGGACAGCCTGCTAAAAAACTAAAGGAGCGCCCGGCCCGGCGGTTTTATTTCCGGCTGGCGCGGGCGCTGGGCTGCACTGTGGCAGAGCTGCTGGACAGGATCAGCAGCGCGGAATTGACCGAATGGGCGGCGTTCTACCAGCTGGAACCGTTCGGGACTGAGGTGGATATGCTGGGTCATGCAATTACAGCGGCAACCATAGCAAACGTGAACCGCGGGAAAGGGCACAAGGCGCTTTCCCCGAAGGACTTTATGCCGGAGTTTGAAAAGGCGGGGCACGTGCAGAGCGCGGATGAGATGCTGCAGTTTGCCGAGATGATGACCGCCGCGATGGGCGGACAGGATCACAGAAAAGATGTGCGCGCATGAGCACACTGGCTGAATTATTCGTCAAGCTGGGGCTGGATTCGAGCGAGTTCGATGCTGGCGTGGATAACGCCGAAAAGAAGGGCTCGACATTCGGCGGGAAGATCGGCAATATCCTGGGCAAGGGGCTGGGCATCGCCGCGGCAGGAGCTGCCACGGCAATCGGCGCTGTGGGCGGGATGATCGCTTCTTCCATCGGACCGGCTTCTGACCTGGCGGAAACAACCTCCAAGGTTGGCGTGGTGTTCGGGCAATCGAGCGCGGCGGTGCTGGAATGGGGCAAGACAACGGCCAGCTCGATCGGCATGTCTTCAAACGTGGCGCTCAGCGCGGCGGGCACTTATGGCAACCTGTTCCGCGCCATGGGGATGACCGAGGATACATCATCGCAAATGTCCACCAGCCTGGTGGAGCTGGCAGGTGACCTGGCAAGCTTCAACAACATGGACCCGACGGCGGTGCTGGACGCGCTGAGATCGGGGCTTTCGGGTGAGACCGAACCGCTGAAACGCCTGGGGGTGAACCTGAACCAGGCGGGTATTGAAGCAAAGGCCATGGCATTGGGACTGTGGGATGGCGAAGGAGCGATGAGCGCGGGTGCAAAAGCGCAGGCGACTTACGCGCTGGTGATGGAACAGACCGCGCTGGCGCAGGGTGATTATGCGCGCACGTCCAAAGGGCTGGCGAACACGCAGCGCTCACTGACAGCAACTTTTGAGGATATCAAGAGCTCGATCGGGTCGGCATTTCTGCCATTGATCGAGGACGCGGCCGGGTTTGCACTTGATTTTGCGGGCGGGCTAAAAGAAATCGTAACCAGCGGCAAGCCGCTGGGAGGGATGTTGGGTGACATCGGAAATCTGATCAAAAATTCCCTGCCCGGCGTGATGGATATGCTCAGCCAGATCCTGCCCGGAGCGGTTTCTCTTATCACGGAAATCGCAAAGGGACTTGTGCAGGCGATCCCGCAACTGATGCCAGCGGTGATGCAGATCATTATGGGACTGGTGAGCGCGATCATTGAACTTCTGCCGATGATCCTGGAGACCGGATTACAGATCATCCTCTCGCTGGCGCTGGGAATTGCCGAGGCGCTGCCCACATTGATCCCGGAAATCGTCAATATGGTCATCATGATGGTGACAGTACTGATCGAAAATATTCCCATGCTGATCAGCGCGGGTTACCAGATCATCATCGGGCTGGTCAACGGAATTATCAATTCGCTGCCGGTGATCATTGAGCAGCTGCCAGTGGTCATGCAGGCGATCGTGACGGCGCTGATCACCGCGCTGCCGCTCATTTTCAACTCCGCGATCACGATCATCCAGGCATTGATCGAAGGGATTGTCGCCAACCTGCCGATGCTGCTCGAATCGGGCGCGCAGGCGATCTGGATCCTGATCCAGGGCATTTGGACGGTGCTGGAACCCCTGATGCAGGCGGGGTGGGAGCTGGTGAAGAAGCTGGCAGAGGCGATCAAACAGAAGATCACGCAGATCTACGACGTTGGCGTGGACTTGATCATGGGATTCTGGGAAGGATTGAAAAGCAAATTCAATTCAATTTTGGCAGGCATTGGCGATTTCATCGGATCGATCATCGCCAAGTTGAAAGCGCTGCTGGGAATCAGCAGCCCGAGCAAGGTGATGATGGGCGTGGGCAAGAACATGATGCTCGGCCTGGAGGAAGGCCTGTCCAGTTATTCGGGTGTGACGTTGGATACCACGCTGAACGCGGTGGGTTCGATCCCCGGGGCGATCGCCGGGCAGCGAGAAGACAGCATGGCATCCATGGCGTACAGCTTCCCGAGCGCGGCTGAGATCGGGCGCGCCGTGGCGGTGGCATTGATGCAAAGCGGAGCCTGGGCATGACCTACAAGTTTGACGATTACGCCGTTGAGGCTCTGCTGGACGGCGTGAACTGGGAGGAAATCACCCGGGACATTATCACCCCGATCGAGTGCGGGTACGGGTTGAGCGGCAACGGCGTGACTGACCGCGTGGCAGGACCCGGAGCGCTGAAATTCGGGCTGAACAACACGTCCACCAATTCAGCCGGGCTGGTGGGATATTACTCGCCGGGGCATCCGAATTGCAGGACGGGCTTCTCGATCGGGTTGCAGGTGCGGCTGCGCATCCAGTTTGACAGCATCTGGCGCGTGAAATGGGTAGGCATGATCCCGGCGGACGGGATCCAGGTGGGCACGGGGATCTATGCGCGTACCGTGACCCAGGTGACCGCCAAGGATTGGTTTGAGCAGACCTCGATCCATGAGCTTTCGGGGCTGGCGTTCACCACGGCGAAAACCATGGCGGAAACAGTGCCTTTGATCATCGCGAACATGCCGATCGAACCGCCGGGGGTGGAAACTTATTACGCCTGCGATTCCACGTTCCCGTATGTGTTCGATACCACGCGCCTGCGCACCACCGCGTTGGCGGAATTCGCCAAACTGGCGCTCTCCGAGATGGGATACATCTACCAGACGCGCGAAGGGCTGGTGGTGGAGGGCAGGTTCACGCGCACGGACACGACCAACATGGTGGTGGACATTCCGGCGCACAGCGATGACTGCGATACGCTGCAATTCGAGGACGGGGATTACCTCCAGTTGGCAGAAACCAGCATGGGCAGCGAAGAGCCGCTTTTGCTCGACGATACCTACCTGGCGGAGTTCGATAACAGCCAGCGCGACATGGAAGTGAGTTACGGTAAGAACCTGTACAACCGCGTGACCTTCACGGCCTACCCGCGCAAGGTGGACGCCCTGGCGACCACGGTGCTGTTCAATTTGGAAAGCCCGATCTCGCTGGAGGCGGGCACCTCTGCGGTGGTGAAGGGGCGTTACCGCGACCCATCCAACAAAGCCAGCAAGGTGAGCGGGCGCGACATGGTGACCCCGGCGGCCGGGTCCCACTTTGCCATGTACGAGAACGAGGACGGCACGGGCACGAACCTGACGGCGAACATGACCTGCACGGCAGTGTTCGGCACGGGCGATTTTGAGTACACGATCGCGAACACCGGCACCACGGACGGTTACGTGACCCTGCTGACGGCGGTTGGACGCGGTGTTTATATTTATGACCCGATGGACTACCTGGTGGAAGACAGCACCTCGCAGGCGGTGACCGGGTTGAACCCGATCTCCGTGGAGATGAAATACCAGAGCGATCCGGTGGTGGCGGCGGGGTTCGCCAACATCACGCTGGGGCAGTACAGCAACCCGAGTTACACGATCGAGAAAGCGGATTTCATCGCCAACCGCTCCACAAAGATGCTGGCAGCGGCGCTGTTCATCGAGCCGGGCAACAAAGTGCGCATCATCGAGGATGTGAGCGGCGTGGAGGGCGAGTACTTCGTGCAGCACGTGGCGCTGAGTATCCAGGTGGGCGGGCTGGTGCGGTTCTCCTGGATGTTGAAAGAAGGCAGCCTGGATTCTTACGGTTTTTGGGAACTTGGCATCGCGGGTCTCTCTGAGATCGGCGTGACCACAATTT